GTTAACCTTATTGGCTAAGAAATGCTTATCTCCCTTCTTCCTACCATTGTTCCTACGACCATCGTTCTTCTTAATGTACTTAAACTCTTTCGGCTTTCTACCCATACTAATATAACTGATTATTTATCAGCGTGTTTCTTATAAAAAGCTTTCATATGCTTTTTAAATATCCAATTGTAAGCTTCCCAGGTTTTATTAGAGATGCCAATCTTTGTGTATATATGTTTAGATCTTTTCTTTTCCGTTCCCCTTTGGATGACCAGGTAGAAGTTCTTACACTCACCTACACACTTCTCAGCAGGGATTGGATATATCTTATAGCCATTAACAACGCACCAAGAGGCTGCCCAATGATTAATGATACTGTAATCTATTTCTTCTTTTGTTTTTCTCTTTCTGCCCATAGTTTTGGGTTCTCTTCTTTCAACCAAGTTGAATCCCAAAGATTATTTTCCTTTAGGTATTTTGGCTGTATAAGTTTGTCTTTATTAATGCCAGCATCACTCCTACTAACCCATCGGTCTACGATGTCTTTCTGATGACGATCAGATTTGGCTGTCCTGTGTTGATTGTCTGGAAGGTATTTGTTTAGTATTTTGTTTTTCGGATTCATTAGTCTACAAATAACATTACCAATAAAATAAGTATACCTATCAAAAATATTAAAGCTATTGTCTCAAACATATTCTTTAGTTATAAGGGTTCTATATTCATTCAGCAGAGTTCTATGCTCGACCAGTAGGTCGGCATACTTATTCCGATAATACTTCTCCGGGTTAATGTCCCGCTCTCTAGTCTTAGTGCATTTAGATATAAGCTTATTGAGTTTATCATACACCTCGTATAAGTTTATCTCGTACTCAACAATCACGTCATCAAATATTTTGATTCCGTGAAGTACTGTGGCGTGATCTCTACCTACAGACATACCTATCTCACTAAGAGAACAGAACGTATGCTGTCTGCATAGTTTAAAGTATACTGCTCTAGCATATACTCTAGCTCTTAATCTACTAGGGTGGCTTAAGTCTAAATCAAGTTCCCTTTCCACAAGCTCTCTTATTTCTCTAATTTTCATATATGTCTTTTTGTTTTTCTAGTTCTAATTCTACTCGATTAACTTCTAATTGTATTTCTTTTATAGTACACTTGTCTGCTTGCTCCAATGCTTTCTTTACACCAGCACAAGCTTCATATAACTCTAAAGATTCAAAGTCCTTCATTTGGATTGATATCTCTTGATAGGTAACACCCATCAGTAAATCAACCAAAGCAAGGTAATAATAATTCAGAACCTCAAAGTCGTATTCTTCCTTGGTCATTAAAAAAAACCTTTTATACAATCATTGTAAAGATTAGCCTGAATCTCTTCTTCGGTCTTATCTAAGAAATGCTTTTTGTATCTCTCAGTAGCAAGGTCTAATTTACTCTTGCCAGACTCATACGCGCGTTCTGACAGCTCATATATTGCCACACGACCTGTTACCTTCTCCACTACTAGAAACGTAAATCTAGACACGTTAAATAGCGTCATATAGATATATGCCTGAACATCGTAATTCCACTTATTCTTTCCAGTCCAAAGCCAAGTGTCTAGCTTAGCAGTTGTCTTAAGATCAACAATGTGATCTAAGTGAAGAGAATCTGCCTTAGCTCTAAAAGGTATATCATTTATCATTCCAATAGCAGGAACCTCAGGAATGCCTCCCTCTAGAAGTTCTCTTGCCTCATCACAAAGCAGCATCTTTTTATAGATAGCATTCATAAAATTATATTCCTTTCTAAGAATAACTTCTTTATCAGACTCTTCATTCATTCGCCTAACAGACTCTACCCGTCTCTCATATTCTACGATTTCATATCGCTCATCCATTTTCTCAGGCTCTAACGCTAGAGTATGAAATATTTGACCTTCTACAAATTGTTGTTTGTATTCCGGTTCTTCTGTAATGCTTTTGTAATATTCTTTAGCAGAAATAAGTAGAGGCTTAAGTGAAGATGAAGATAAGGCTGCTTTTCCTAGGTAGCCGTAATAGAATGAATCATCATCCATATTACTTAGCAGTTCATCTTTTACCCAATCTATTCCGTCTAGCAATGTTATTGTATCGTTGCTCATATAGTTTTATTTTCAAGCAAGATAATAAACATTTTGTTAACTACGAAATAGATTTAGGCTTTTCTTCGTAATAAGCCTTTAGTAGATATCCGTCTATTGGACTGATGTTGGATATAGATTTATAGATTAACTTGCTAATAGATTTAACATCCTTTCGCTCCGTAGTAGTAGAGTCTGTTCCTAGGTTTGTGTAGAGATTGCAATCAATCTCCAGCAAAGCATCTACTTTCTTCTGAACAGACCAGGTCCTGTAACCTACTATCTTTTGTATTCTGTCTCTAGTATTCATCTTTGTTTTTTTAACTTCTGTATGTATAGAGCTGCATCGAGCAGCTCTTCCTGGAGTTCTTTCAACCAAACATAGAATCCATCCGGATTATCCTGTAAGGTCGTGCCATACTCCTTTATCCCACGCTGACTGCGTTTATCCATAATCTCCTTCACCTCTTCAACAATGGGATCCGTTTTAACCGGATCCCTCCTGGCTGTTGTATTAGTGGTGTACTCTTCTCTGTCTAAAAAATACTTGCTTATTGAATCTCCCATAACTTATAAATATGAATAGCAATACTTATCGTGAATAGACATATTACCTACGATCTTGTCTACCTTTGCTGTGTTCTTAAATTGTGTTGTCTTGTTGTGTTTCTGCACGGACCACTCAGGCTGAATCCTGAGCAGGTTGAAGCAGTAAATCCCTTTTGGGGTTGAGCATATGTACATAGGAACCTCTAGGTTCTCGTGGGCCTTATCTACCATATAGTCATACTTGCTCTTCTCTATAAGCAAAGTGTCATAGTGTGCGCCCCTGCATTTAAGTTCTATCCTATGATTGAAGTGATCTGAAGAACAATCCCACCTGCTCATCTTATCTTCTGATTTAACTAAATCAACATAATTGGACAGTTTGATTTGGCTGAATAGATCAGCCTCATTATACTCCTTGAGAGGCTTATTGATTATGTTGTCCCAAATATTCATTGTATAAATCCTGTAGCTTATTATAGACTCCGTTTATAAAACAACTGCTACAACCAGACATTTCTCTTTTATCGTTGAAAACCCTATTGTAAATGTCTAGCAGCTCCTTCTGTATTGTAGGACTTATACTAGAATTAGGCTTTGCAAAGAATCCTTTGAGGTAATTAAACTCAGGTTCTGTTAAACAATTAGGCTTCTGGTAGGAAAACATCTTATTCAGCTTTTCCTTGCGCTCATCACATCCGCAGTCCTTACCATCCGCAAACATCTCCACTACCTTCTTTATTCCGGTAGCCTTAGTAATCTTCTCTACTGTATCACCAAGGCCTTCTGAGGCCTTTTGGTGATTCTTGACCCATTCTTTATAGGCTTTCGTTCTTTTATCCTTAGGTGGTTCCATAATTAAATTTTATCAAAATCTCCGTTCTTAAAATCCTCCCAGTCCTCCAGGAGTTCGTTATTAATCTTTACCTTATAGTTCTTACAACTATTAAATATTGAGGTTAAGGATATGTTTGTTTTACTCGCGATATCCCTCATAGACATATCACTTCTGTAATATAGAGCAAACAGCTTCTGGTCATACCAATAGTCCCAATCCTCCACCACTTTCATTACTTTGTCAAAGAGTCTATCGTGAGCCTCTATAGCCTCCACCTCTTTTACATCGTATGTTACTTGGTTATTTATATGCAAAAAATCTGCCGAGTAATCAGACAGATCTTCTAAATAAACAGTACCATTCTTAGCCTTGTAAGTCCTTGCACTCATCCACATATTCCTTATGGTGGTCCATATATAAAATCTGTTGATTGTGCCAGTGTCTTTGTAGTAAACCTTGCTTTCATCTTTCACATACTTATGCAGCCGAAGATACATCTCCTGGATCAGATCCTCGGCAAGGGAGGGCGGCACTCCCATATTCAACGCCATTGCCACCCAAAGTTCGTGTTTCCTACCAAGGTCTTCTAGCACTAAGTCTGTATTGGAACGTAAAGAGCAAAGAAACCAAGTTGGACTCTAATGATATCGATAGTCTCTAAATCCTCCCCTCCTTGCACATCAATGTCTGTAAGATAATCTACGCCAAAAGCGAAGCCCATTATCCATTCAAAATCTATTCCCATAATCTATCAAATATTTTTATTGCAACCGTAAAAAATACTACACTCCATATTACGGATACTGTTAAACAAATCATTCTAATTAACGTATTCGTTAAGAATCTCTTCATTTTGTTATAAATTTAACATATTGTTGTTTAATAAACAAATTTTACCTTTATGCAATCAGAATCGCTGTAGTACTTCTTCATTTGTTTTATCTCTACGATGTTTTGATCCTGTTCATAAATGAGTCCCTCCAAAGCATCAAAGAATGCTTTGTTAAGGTTATCCTGTAAGTCTGGCTTTGTTGTTTTAGGTGTCTGACCTATCCTCCTTTTCTTCGGAGTAGCCTTAGGATATGCGTAACTATATTCAATGTATTCCACAAAAATTGGTGTTCCCGCTTCTATTATAACGAAATTATCGGGTAACTGTTCCGAAACTAATGTAACAATGTACTTCTGGTAATCAACAATTTTCTTTGGTTTGTACTTGATTCCATTCCTACCAATCCTAAATGATTGGTGGGGTTGAGCCTTAATATTGAGTTTAAATTCTAAGGTGTTCATAAATTTATGTAGCCTCCCTCTTCCGGAAGATCAATTTGTTTGTCTATATAAGGTATTCCGTTTTTTATTCTAAAGCTAAACTTGTCGAAGGGCTGACCTCTACTTCGCATACAACTCACAATAGTAATACCATCGTCTTCCTCATCAACCTTAACCGATATCTGAGTCTCTGTCTTTTTCTCTAGGAAAGAGCCTAAATGGCCAGTAGGCTTCATTGAATTGTAATTAGAGTGAATAACAGTAATGATATGTATCTTTAGTTCCTTGGTCCATTTCATTAGGTATTGAACAAGTTCATTGCTAGCATTGATGTCATTGACATCATTTATAAGATCGGCTATTCCATCTATAATTACCAGGCCTAGATTATCTACTCTGTTTATATGCCAGTCTATAAATTCAAGTCTCTCCTGGGGAGTATATTCTCTTAGTGAGTAGGGCTTGTATGTCTCAAGCCCTCCAGCCATTTTGTCTATCCGGCCAAAGACTCTTTGAGCGTGAAACTCTCCCTGCTCAGTATCATAGTGAATAGTCATCTTACCATCACTATGGCCAATCATTCTTTCAGAATAATGATTAGATCCGGAAACATAAGCACTAGCCATAAGAGAAACTAAGAAAGTCTTGCGACTCTTTGGGGGAGCCTGTATGAAGCTAAAATTGCCATATGTACCCACACATATAGGCAAGTCCCTTTCACCGCCTGTAGACCCCATAGAAATGGCTACAGGAGGATAGTCAACCTCCTTCTTAGGATCCACATAGGCATCCTTAAGAATTTGCTCAAACTTCTTGTTGTGATCTAGCTCTAATTCCTGGTATGGCATCCGGCCTTGTGTTGTTTTTTATAATACCTTCTACTAATTGTCTGATGAAGCCTTGGTGTTCTTCTATAGAATCCCCATCGGGATTCATAAGAAACAAATCAACTGCCAGGGTCTGCTCCCACATTGACCTATCAGTTCTAATTATCTGTTCCATTTTAGATATAACCCTATGCGCAAAGAAATCTGAGGTGGCTTGGCTATTGCCAATCCTTAGATTGAACACCTGAGCAAAGGCCCAAGTTGCAAGCCTATACATAAATCTGCTTCTGTACTCTTCAATAGCCTCATTATAATTTAATTCCTTGATAAGCTCGTTTAGAGATTCTCTATCTCGATTAGAAGGTTTAATGCTGTTTTGTTTTAACCTATACGTTAAGTGATCTAGGCTTCTGTAAATTTGGTTCATATAATTTGGTTTGACAAAAAAAAGGGAAGACTTTCGACTTCCCCTTTCTTCTAACATTAGTAATTAAAAATCAAGTCCACCGGTTTCAATTTCGGCTTCCTTCTCCTGCTTATCGACTACGTTAATAGTACCATCAGTCCAAACAACTTTTCCATTACCTAGAAAATTTCTGTCTTCTTTAGCATCTCTCTGCTCTTTGGTTTGTTCTGCCCATACAGAGACATTCCTTCCGTATTCGTCAGTGTTGTCATAAATCTTAACAGTAACGTTTTTATACTTACCGTCTTTACCTTTTAGTCCTAGTGATAGTAATGCACTCATAGTTTATTTATTTAATTAGTGATTTAAGATCTTTCAATAGATCGTTATTAATAGTATACTTTCTCATAACAGCAGCAACGTTGCCCCCTCCATCAAGGTAAGATACTACCTTTTTATATTCAGGAGAGTCTTTTACTAGGGCTGGTTTGCCCGGACTAGACTTGCTGTGATCATTTGTAGCATCAGCATCTTTAGTATCATCTATAAGCAATAAATTACCTATGGCATACTTTTTAGCATAGCTAGAAGCAGCACCAGTTCTCTGGGGCTGTTGCATCCCTTTAGCATCAAAGTCTATAATAGCCTGGGCATTAGACTCAATCTGCATACTAGGGTCTTTAGCATCAATAAGCTTGGCAGTAGACTCAATATATAAGACTCCTCCAACTTCTTTAATCTCATCAGTCATCTTAAGCACGGCTTCGTGCTTCATAGCTAATGGTTTAACAGCCTCCAAGATGTCCTCGGCAGATCTGTAATTGTACTTCCCAAAGGCATTCCTTTGGTTCTTAGGAGCCTTAAGCTCCGTTTGGATCATTAATAGTTTCTGTGTAATATTCATAAATTAATATTTAGTAATTTCTCTCAATACAACTTTCTTGTATTCTGTAGGGCATTCCTCATCACAAAGCTCAACAACATAAGATATCAATCTATCTATCTCATCCTGCTTTTCTGCATTGTATTTGGTTAGTGCCTCAATCCTCGCCTTGTAGTAATCGGTCTGATTGTAAAATGGTCTAAGTGTGTTCTTCATATTAGTTAATTTTTATGCAAGGTATAAAAAATAATTAACTAAACAAATAATCAACAAAAAAAAAGAGCTGTATCTCTACAGCTCTTCCAACCAAATTAACTAAAACAATTTAAAAATGAAAAACAATTAATAATTTAAATTCAGACAAATATATATTATATTATTAATATAACCAAAACATATCCGGTTTTTGATCATCATTATCTACATAGATAGTCTTCTGGTCCCTAGACACAGCTATTCGACTAAAGCCAACCTCCATCAAAGAAGCTATCATCTTGTATCGTTTCTTAGAGTTCTCACAACGTATTATCGCAGCCTTACCTATAAGGTGGCTGCTTACACTAGAGTCTTCCCAACGTCTGTTTTGGAACTTAGTCCTGTAACCAGACACTATTAAGAATTGCAGCTTGCATAAATGTGCAGCTGCATCTATCATAGTAAGAAATTCTCTATCCATATACTTCTCGGCAGACCCCGGTTGATCGGGACTGTCGAACTCTGTAATAAGAAAATGTCTTAATTCCATACTGCAATATAATATTTTTTTTATACATTTGCAAAACGTAGCAGTAGATCTACGTTAAAAACTACCAAACTTCAATAGAGATATTGTTGGATCAGATAGCATTGAAAGTTTGTTTTTCTAGGGGGCTTTTTCTTTTCTTTCTTTTTCTTTTACCCTTTTCTTTTTCTTTGTTTTCTTTTAATTACACATAAAAAAGTACTGTCCCAGTGTCCCACCCTTAGGGTATGGGACAGTGGGACAAGCTGAAACGGTCCACATATGATACTGTGTTTAACAAAGTAGTCTATCTACCCTGACCTCGATACTTCTTAGTGTAGTTCTTAGAGCTTTTTAGCACGCTAGTCTTAGACTTAGCGTGCGTACCAGGTCGCTTAACTCTTTTCTTCTTCTGGAATGTGGGTTCTGCTCTACGGGCCATTACTGATGCATCTTGTTACCAAACACCTTCTCGACTCCGCGGCTGCCAAAATAGCCACCAATTACAATAGTTAATAAGCCTGTAATAGAATCTAATGGATAGCCCATATACCACCCAGCTACATAACTGACAGTTAAGAATACTAATGTAAGTGGCCGCACATTTTGTGCGAGCCACCCACTTCTGCTATCAGCAACCCATCTACGGGTCACTCCGTCCATCTCAGCTCTCTCTAGGCGCAGTTTCTCTAATGCTATCTCTTTATCTTCAGAAGACATATCAGAACCTCCTATAATCGCCTCTATTACATTCCCCACCGGAGTGTCTTGTGCTATAGCACCTACAACTTTAGGTATCTTTTGCAGTAGGAATGATCCTACTGCTGTATCTTTAAACTTCTTCTTAGTCTTTGACATTTACAATCTCGTTATATAATATCTGAGCTAGTTTGACTTCGTGTGGATTATCTATGCAAACGTCTTTAGTTAATTCTTTAAACCTTACTAGGTTCTTTTCTCTTACACTTGCACAACTTATCATCGTTGCAACAAGCAATATTGTTGTTAATCTCATTTTGTCTGTTTGTTTGTTGAAGTAGTAATACTTCAGTTAGTTTGTCGATACTTTTTCGTATCTCCTTTAATTCGTTTCGAAGCCCATTAGACTTCACTTTTATTTCATTCATTTATAAGGGTGTTGCCTACGGTTGCGCTAATACGTCCAGATAACATTTGGGTCTTTGTGGTCATCCGAGTCAACGTGGATGAAAGTGTTGGCAATACCAAACCTAGTGAAGCCTGCGTTAATAAGGGCTTCAAGTATAATCCATCTTTCTCTCGAACCCTGGATTGCAATATCAACTGCCTTTCCCACAATATGGCTTGAGTTCGGTCTTCCTCCAACTTTTTCGTTATGTTCGATAGTCCGATATCCGGAGTTGATTTTAAACGGGATCCCGGCCACTTGACGTGCGTGGTCGAGCATTGAAAGGAACTCAGTATCCATATACTCACCAGAGTGAGGAACATCCGGGGATGCAAATTCTTCATACTTGAAATGTTTAAGACTCATTTTTACATTGGTTTTTACACTTACATTTGCCTGTCTTGCAGTCATCATACTGTAGTGTCTTGTTGAGTAATAATCTGTCTATAGTATCATCCTGCACCTTGATAAGCATATTCTCTAGCATATCCTTGGATTGGACCAGCATCTCTATTTTCATCTCTAAGTTACTAATCTTCTTCTTAGCAGCCTCAAGGTCATCCGGATTTCTACCAGTGATAGAGGCAATAACCATAGCAATACTAGCAGCTATCATACCAATAAGAGTGTTCACTATTTGTGCATTGTCGCTTGGGATGGTATATTTTGTAAGGTAGTATAGAATTAATACTACCAAAAAAAAGACAATCAGACTACCTACATAGTGTCTGATGTCTTTTGCTACTCCATTAGTAGGCATCTTCATTTCTTTAAAGCTTTATAAATTTGTATTACAGTAAATGTTAAAGTTGCACCCATTACAAGCATTTTAAGCACCTCGTTTACTTCACTAACACTAAATGCCAATGCCATTAAATTGCCAAAGTAAAGTCCAAATATCTTCAAATCTTCCATAGTAACTGTTTTTAGTTACTCTTGCTCAAGCGCTTCTTTTAGAGCGTTTACAAAAGCATCTTTTCCAAAACTTAATTGTTGCAAGTTGAATTCACTTGACTGTATCTTGCGTTGTAAGTCTGAAATGTGATTAACGATTATTTGTTGTTCTTTTGTCAAGTCCTCAAAAAAATACTCTTTTTCGTCAATCGTAATAGCTGTCTTTTCTTTTTTTGCCATCTTACTTTTATTTATGTTAAACAATTATTTATTCTCCAATAGTCTTTGTAACTACTGTAGGATTTACTTTTTCTGCTATCTGCGCATCAATAGCATCTTTTTTAGCTTGTACTTCTTCTTCACCCATTGCAGCTTCTACCCAACCATTTACTTGCTCCTCTGTAATATCTGCGAAGGAGGTAAAGTCTGATAGGTCGGAAGTTTCTAGTGATTGTGTTCCGTAAACGCTACCAGTATTGTCGCTGTCATCTGCTCCTGTAAGTCTCCAATGTACGTTGAAGATTACGTCAGATTCTCCCTCTAGTGAGGGGTAAGTATCTACTGTTTTGTTGTTCCAAGTGTAAGTCATTATTTATATATTTATTGATTAGTATTTATTACATATTTGCACTTGTAACTTTTTGCCAACTTGTTCCGTTGTAAAAGCATAAAGTGTTTAAAGTTGTGTTATATACTGTAAGTCCGTTTTCTGGAGACGATATAGCATTCACTTGCGTTGTAGTCATTCTTGGTAATAACACGCCATCTGTTGTGCTTGATATGTCAAGCAATGCCGCAGGGCTCGTAGTTCCTATGCCTACGTTGCCTGAAGAGTCAATACGCATTGCTTCAGAGCCATTAGCATTAAATATCATCGCGTTATTCTGGTGGGAATAACTAATCATACCCCCATCCGATAACCCAGCAGTAGTACTTTTTGTATTTGTAAAAACAATACGTCCATTTCCTGCGGTAGATGACTTTATAGTTAAACCATTATTTGTGCCTGATAAAACCAACTGTCTAGCTTGAGACCAGTACCCGTCTGGGTCTGCCTCACCTATTCCTACGTTGCCACTGGAGTCTATGCGCATTGCTTCGGTGGAATTTGGTGATAATGTTAAAAATGAATTACCCCCTGCTGTTTGTATATCTAATTGGTTAGAAATACCTGTGTTATATGCACTTCTAATTTGCATACCTGTTGCAATGGAAGAAATGCTTAAGGTTTGCTGAGCCGTACCTGAATTATCCCTAAATCTTGCAATTGTGCTGTTTGCTTGAGAATCATCTACAGATAATTTATAGCTAGGACTAGAAGTCCCTATACCTACTTTCCCTCCGTTATTAATCCAACTATCTTCACCACCTTTAGAGGTTATTCTAACATCTTCATTAGTTCCTGAATCATAAAGGGACATAACTCCGTTATAACTCACTATGTGAGCCTTGAATCTTGGTGAGCCTGAATTTAACCCTGATACTATTTGGTCATTTGTACCGCTATTGCTTGTATCTACAACGTGAAGTTTAGCAGTAGCATTAGTCAAGCCTATACCCACTTGACCACTAGAGTCAATGCGCATTCTTTCAGAGTTGTTAGTGGCTATTGCTATATAATTATTTTCGTAATTCCATAACTGAACCGCGCCACTTGTATATGATTTAATCTGAAAACCATCTGTTGTTGTTTCCCCTAAAGTTGTATTTGTTAATTGTAGGGTAGAAGTTCCACTACTTGAAATAGTTAAATTTCTACTCGGACTCGTCGTTCCTATGCCTACGTTACCTCCGTTAAAATAGGAGCTTCCAGTAGAGTTTATTTTGGTTGTTAAAGAGTTGCTACTATTTATTAATTCCAATGTCCCACTGTACCCTACACTCATCAACCTTGCCCTATCTCTTAAAGCAGTGTTTCCATCAGTTCCATATTGTATTCTTAAAGCAGCCTCACCATTAACACCCGCTTCTTGAACAAAAGCTTCTCCTTTTACAGTTAAGGGCGCAGCAGGGCTCGTAGTGCCTATTCCTACGTTACCTCCGTCTTGTAGGTACATTATATTACCATCACCATTTGCGAATGCAATCTCTCCACCAACGCTGTTAGCTTTTATAGTGTGCAGAGCGCCAACACTACTTGTACTTGAAGTAGAACTTGTAAACCTCAATGACCTTGCATTATTAGCATTATCACCACCAACACGCAAATATTCGCCCTCAGAGCCTTTGTTTACTTCAAGAGTAGCACTAGGACTAGTAGTCCCTATACCTACATTGCCTGTGGAGTTTATCATCATTTTGGAATCACTCAAAGTCATATCCGAGTTATCCGTAGTGGTGTTATTTAAAAAGTGCAACTCCCCTGCCCCATATAAGGTAGTTCTCTTTAAGGCTAAACCAGCTTTTGTGGCTCCGTTTGAGGCTATAAATCCTGATAAACCAATAGCAGTATATTCATTTGTATCGTTTGAACTACCAAAAGAGGCTACAATTTCGCTATCAGTGTTTGAGCCATAAGCTGTAAATTTATAGCTAGGACTCGTAGTCCCTATTCCTACGTTACCACCACTCGTTATGCGCATTGCTTCAGAGCCACCTATGTCAAACATAAATGCTCGTGCAGAACCACCCTCATTTGCTTGTAGATGAACCCCAACATTTTCTTCTGTGTAAGCAGCAAAACGAGTTGCTCCAGTAGAGTTTTTAATAACAAGACCACTGTTAGCGTTGTTATTTGTACCACCTATTACTTCCAATTTAGCACTAGGACTATCAGTCCCTATTCCTACGTTTCCGTTGTTTTTAATTCTTAAACGCTCTGATAATACAGTGCCTTCAGCCGTATTAAAAGCTAAATAACCATCGGGGGACGGGTCGGCATTATGTCCCACTATTGAAGCTACAACAGCATTTGTATCTGTTGCAAAAAACTCAATCTTACCTATTTCAGCATCAGTAACTGCTGTTGGGTCTGTATCTGTAAACCTTAAAGTATTTAGTGCCGTTCCTAAATTGTTATTAGAAGCAAGGTCGAGCATTGTCTGCGGACTTGTAGTCCCTATTCCTACCCTGTTATTAGTGCTATCTACATAAAGAGTGTTTGTGTCCACTATTAGCCCTCCGACTGTAATAGAGTTAGTAGTAGTGTTCCCTAGTGTTGTTACTGCATCTAAAGTGTCTGCAGCATCATCAGCATACAACTCTGTGAAGTTGCTGTTTACCGCAATAAAAGCATCTCTCAGATTACTCCCTGTATGATCATTTGGATTTGTTCCAACATCTATATTAATTCTTGCCATATCGTATTTCTCTTATTTAAATGCCATATATAAGTAAGTTCTATTTGCAAAATTAATTTGTTCGTGATTAGTGGCACTTACAACAAAACCGCTATCATTCATATCAAAATAATAATTAGTAGCACTTGGCTCTGAATTAGGTAAGTTTGGATATAATATTTTGTTTGCTCTATCTGCAACAGTACTTCTTTTAAGGTCATACATATTCCAATTTGCCGAAGCATCAATATTCTTAATCATTATAAACGATGGCTTAAATCCAACATCTGAAACTGTTACGGTAGATGTGCCTAACCCCTCATAACTCCCTATCTTACTATATCCTGCAACTGAATGCCAACAGTACATTATATACTCTTTTGATATAGTTGACCAATTCATAGTAACAGTATCATTATCTGTATCAGTATTACCCCAACCTGTCGTAGTTGTTTGATTGGCTGTACTATTTAATTTTAAATACTTATTATTTCCTACAGAGGAAGAATATACAACCCAATCTCCAGATACGCTTGTTGTTTTTAAAAATACAAGCTCAGGGGCTGAACTTAATCCGTGTCCTACTGTAACGCTACTAGGTGTTGACGTTACTCCTGTAAAATTAACAATACTAAATCCTGCGGCAGTATTTGCACTTACATCTGATGCAATAGATGGAGTAGAGCCTGTAATTGAATTTACTCCGATATTGACTGCATCGCCACCGCCTTTCCAATTCCAAGCTACAAACGATTCATTATTAGCATTTACTCCTGCGGCAGAACCTAAAAAGAAACCACTTTTTTCAAATGAATCTAAACCACTTTCTGTAAATTCCTGATTTGGCAAATCACTATAAAGACCCTTTGTCGCACCTCTAACAGAATCGAATAATCTATGGTTTCTACCACTATCTCTACCTTTTAACCAAACTAATCCACCGCTTGTTTCCAAGTCCATTCCTACATTAGAAATAAAATTAGTTCCACTATTACCCTCATACAACACCGCCTTAAAGTTAGATGTATCTACTTCAGGTTTTTCGTTGTATAGTTCGGTTACTTGGCTACTTGTAAGGGCAGATGAAAATATCCTTACTTGGTCTATTAATCCGTTTGTGTAATTGCCAGCACTTCCACTATTTAACATACCTCTACCTATTTGTAAATTTGTGTTTGTAGTGCTTGTAAATGAAGAAGTTGAAGGACTTGTTATTTCAGAACCATTTACATACAATTTTGCAGTTGTACCATCATCAGTTAAAGCTATATGTGTCCACACATCATTTGTTAGAGTTGTGGTAAATGTATAAGTTGTGTTGTTTATAGAATAGTAATTTATTTGACCATTATCTTCTTTAATCCTTAACATACCTCCATTAGTAGCTGAACCATTAACTCCACCAAATATTCTTGAATTACCTGTGCTTGAATTTTGTTGAAACCAAAAAGAATAAGAGCGTGAAGAATAGCTATCTATTCCTATTCCTGTGCTTATATAACTACTACTCCCATTAAACACCGCAGCTTGACCATACCGACCAAATCTGTATTCTATATCTGTTTCAGCACCATCATAACTACCTTTTTCATCCTCTGCTGAATTGTCTAATTTGTAATACGCAAGGTTTGTAGTAGGATAATCATTATCAGTTGTAGTTGCAGTATATACACAAGCAGTTTCTGCGTAAAGTGCATCAACCTCTGTTTGGTTTAACGCTTTAGAGAATAATCGTAATTGGTCTAAATCTCCATCATAATAGTAAGAGCCACCTGTTAATTTACCTAAGTTATTGGCATTTGCCCCTCCCGAAGATTGTGTTGTAGTACCTGTTGATACAGTTGCTATAAGCAATTTATCAATATATCCTTTTAAATTTGTACCATCGTGAGTCATTACAATATGATGCCAATCGCCATCATTAATACCTTGCATTGCGGTATTATTTATAAAATATGAATTTGACCCATCATATATGCCCATTCCATTAGTGCCACCACTATATATCCCCAACCCAAAAGTAATGTAAATAGGGTCTCTAAAAGAAGTTATATAGGCTGAAGTATCAGTTGTTTTAATCCAGATAGATAAAGTAAAGTTGTAATTTGTAAATCCTGAAAATGTATTTATTTGTATACTACTACTACTCCCATTAAACCTTGCACCATAGTTTATCTGTCCTCCTACTCCGAAGGTTACATCGGTAGGCGTGCCATCGTAACTACCACTTGCATCGGAAGCATCGTAATCCAAAGAATATAACGCCACACCACTTGAATCGCCAAATGGGTCTGTGGAGTCAGTTGTACAAGCCGCAGCAGCCGCACCTGTATTTATTAGTCTTTTGCCTAAAGCCATATTATTCTATTTCATCAGATGGGAAAAATTGTACGTTGTATTGCAATGCAGTCTTGTAAGACTTCTTAGCATTTACCTCAGCTTCTAATCTATCAGCTTCTGTAAGTATTCCTGCTCTTTCTGTTGCAACATCTGAACTAATATCAATATCCCTTTCTGATTTTCTTATAACTTGCCAGTCAGTAGGTTGTAGTAACTTACCTGCCTTAGACTTAATCTCTGCAATCTTACTTGCTTTGATGTCGGCTATCTTATATCTCTTTTCTGTTTCGCCTGTTGGCTCCCCATCTTCTCCGATAACATCTACCTCTTGACTAAAGTCTATATCAGTAACATCATAGGTTACTATTGAATTATCTTCGTCAAAGTATAATCCACCCTTAGTTTGTGTCTGTGGGTCAAAACTTGGCTTTACAACATCGTAAATACCAATAGCTTTAAGTTCTTCTTTAGATAGATTGTTGGCCCCTCCTAAAATATATTTAGTAGGAGTCTTTAGTGAGTTAGGTAAACTCTTGTATATGGTTACTATTCTACCGTTTTCTACTGCTGCTTTCATAATTATATACTTTGTGAGATTGATAGGAAAAATGTGTTAGCGGCAGTACAAGCAACTTGAATAAAATTTACTGCTCCTGCGGTAGCACTATAACTACCTGCAATAGTAGTAACTGTTATTCCACTGTTAAGTGTCAATCCAGAGGTTCCTCCTGAATCTGTTATGATAATGTCTTTCACATCGCCTATTGAGGCGTTTGTGAAATTCAATTCAATTGAAATACCTGATGTTATTGTAAACACCGCTGCGGTATCAAAGTCTAAACTTAATGTTGATGCGGGAGAAACAGCAGAAGATCCTCTTAAGCTGTCTCCAGTCCCACTCTGACCATAAATGTCAGTAGTCATATTGTTAACCTTAATAAAGGCGGCTCTGAGCGTATCCCCAGTTCCATCATCGGGAGCTGACCCAACTCCTATTGTTTCTCGTGCCATAATTCTATTTTGTTATATCAATGTTTGATCTGCTGTTATTTCCGTACTATCTACTGTATATAATGTACTATCTACTGATAACTCAAGTATATCTGATACCCAACAAGTAGGAGCTGAGGGTATATAAATAGCATCTATTGTGTCATCTACATCTCCCCACCAGGAAAAACAATATATCCTACCCCAATTTATTCCGTTAGCCATATTACTTCTTTATTCTTTTTAGATAGTTAGTCAATTTTATTATGTTAGCCACTTTAGGCTTATATGTTTTAATTATATTACCCATCCGCCATATGTTGGGTCTTTATCTGGATACATACCAGTATCCTGCGCTCCGGTATACTCCGGATAGTCTCCACTCTTCTCGTCTATGAAATCAAAAAACCGATTCACATAGAAGTCAGCAAAGTCTTTTGCCCTTGCTGTTAAAGAATCCAGCTCACTCTTTGTAAGAGTGTCACTAGATTCAGTAGTATGTTTAAATATACCTCCGTTGCTGATTTGATAAGCAGCAAAAGGAATATAGCTATATTGACTATACCATATAAGCATAGGTTTAATATGACTATTCAGTAACGTCTTGTATGCAGCATTGGCGGAATCGTCAAGAGTTCCGCCAGTGATCAAACTTTGTATCTTCTCGTATAACTTAGTACCCAAAAAGTTCTGTATGTGTATATCCTGGGCCACCTCAACAAATTGAATTAGCTTATCTGTGTCTAAAGCTCCGTCTATGATAGACTTCCGCTTTAACTCCGTCATTGTTATAAATAATGCCTTACTCATCTTCTTCGGTAGGTTTTTCCTCAACAACAGCCTCAGAAACGCTCTCAGAAGCCTCCTGCTGAACGATCTCCTCTTTTTGGACATCTTCTACAGCAGAAAGTTTTTCTCCCGTCTCCTCTTCTCTCTTGATCTTAGTCTCTATGTTGTCTAGTTCTGTAAATTCTATTGGTTGTAGGGTAACAAAGTATAAATCCAATGAAATGTCGTTATATAGCAACAATTCTTTGAATGCATCGAGTAACATCTGCTGAAATGGTCTAATTACCATATTATCCATCAAAATAGATGCTGTTCTAAGCTCTTCAGCGTTATTTCCGAACCCAGTGTTGTCTTTTATCCCTAAAAGGATAGGAGACACTACTCCGTGACCTATCATTATCTTTTCTCGGCTTTCTTTGGCCAAAAACTCATATTGAGCGTGTGCATCCGGAAGATTTATTGGGTCTATGTTAGATTGGTTCTCTGAACCATCATTAAAGGCCAAAATAAACCGCCCTGCGTTGCTAGTACCACTAAATTTATCGTAAATCTTACGTTCAATCAATTCCTGGACCTCTTCATTAGGTATTCCGTTATTGAAATTGATCAACATACTTGGCTGAAGGCCATTTTGTATGTTTGATAAGTGATAATTGCTCACTTCTTCCTCCAAAGTAGCATATTGAAGGCATCCTTGGTAATCTACGGGTGAATAATAGTAAAAACCAGCCTTGTAAGGTTTAATAACGTATAATTCAATACGCTGAGACCTCGTACCATTACGATAAGTAGGAATCTTCTTAGGTTTGTCACTAGGTTTAATGTTCTTCCAGTCACTATGGTAATAATACGCTTTAATTTTGCCGTCTTCTGCCTTCTCAGCACGCAATGTTTCCATTGGGAAGTGATACAGTCCGGCTATTTCTTTTTTTCTGTTCTTATAGACCACTTGAATGGCCGCTTGGCCAAGCATTTTGTAGTCTGTCACTATTTTTCTTACATCAGTGGCATTTAAAATGCTCTTCATTTGAGCGAACATAAGAGGCTTTTCCTTAGAATCAGTAGCCTCAAGACCTCTACCATAAATCATATCAGAAATACCATTGATACATCTACTATTGGTTGGGCTTCCTAGATACCTCTCAATTAACTCACCAAAATAGTTATTATCTTCACCATACTCGACATAAGCATTCCTGCTCTTCTCGACTATTTTAGGTACTTCGTACCCGGTTAGATTTACTACTTTTACATTCTTCATACCATTATATATTGTTGACTACTGTCACCAGAATCGCTTTCCGTGTACTTCCCGCCATTTATAGTATATACTGAGTTTGATAAATAAGAGTCGGTGCAATAAGCTTTATCTCTAAATAAGAGTGTTGACCCGCTGAAAATCTCATAGTTGTAAATACTGTTATCTGATAAAATACTGAAGGTACAATCAAGGTCAATAAAGTTTCCATTGACAGTAGAAGACAAGCTAGTCAAAGTCTCTGACTTGTTAGTCCCGTCTTCTGTTATCTTAAGAGATAACCCAGTCTGAGCTGTGCTAACCCTAGGAAGAACCTTTATTGTTTGAGCATTAGTATTCGGAAGTAGTCTTATCATACTAATATAACTAAAAAAAGGGTTGAGTGTTTTATATAAAAAAAGGGGCCATATAGGCCCCTCCTTATCACCAGGTAAAAACCTATGCTGGATCTCTCTGAGTAGTTTCACTAGCAGTAGCTGAAGACATTCCCGCAAAAGGGTTTGCATCAGTTGCTCCGTCTACAAAATTAGGTAGAGTTGTTTCGTTGGCTGTTAAAGTCAACGTATATCCATTTAGATCTCCCATCGCTGTCCCGGTAACGGCAGTACCTCCAGTAACTTCCGCTCCGTGTTCTCTTCCAACCAATAGAACTTTATTGTCGAATGTCTGTACGAAAACGTGAGGCCTTCCGTAAGTCATAAGCTTAAGCTCTTTGTTGTCTTCCTTAGTCATCTTATGAAGAGTAAGGTTTGTCACTTGCTCAAAGAATGTTGTTCCATTCTCAATAGAGCTGTTTATATTTGATTCCAGAGAAGAATTACCTTTGACATCATAAGTGCTATAGCTAAAAGTACCACTCATATCTGTGATTTCATCATTTGATCCAACCGTTACAGTCCCTAGATCGCCAAAATCAACAAAATGTACTTTTACTACGCCACCTACAGCATCTTTACACGGTTTTTTCCTTCCCCCGGTTAAATCACAAGCCATATTTTTATAGTATTAAAAAAGGGTAGGCAGGCTCAAGGCTCACCTACCCTCTTATATTAAACAATTGTTCTTATGCGTACAATACGATGTCTCCGCCAATGGCGTGCTGGATTCCAGCAGTAAATCTGACAACGACTCTCACATTCTGACTTCCATCGATGTCAGCCATATCAATGACTTTTACTTCGTTAGTGTCAGACAATAAACCAGTTCCAAAGAACAAGTTTGACTTCTCAGCAGCTACCATTTTGTCGCTACCCATTCCGCTTGCAAGCTCTATGTTGATGCCATCAAAAGTTAAAGCACCTCCGTTGAACCACTGAGTTCCTTTAGAATCTGTACCAGCAGCACCTACGTTGCTAGCAAATCCACCCAAAGCTCTTACATAGGCTCTGTATACATTAGGAGCAGCATAGATAGTTAAGTCTTCAGCACCGTAAACAGTAGAAGGAATAGCATCCACTACAGCTCCGATTTGAGCGATTACATTAGAAGAAGTAACAGTTGTAGCAGTTACGTCATTAACGTCACCGTCAGCACCTAGAGTAGTTTGGAATCCGTCAAACTGACCTTCTGTGGCGTTAGCACCAGCCCAGATGTTAGTTTCGATTCTTTGAGCTACTTTAGAAGAAACGTGTGCAAGTAAGAAATCAGAGAAGCTAGCAGGAAGATCAGAATAAGCTGAATATCCCATAGAAATTGCTTCCCAATCGGACACAAAATCCTTCTTACAAAGTTGTAGGTTAACTTGAAATTCTTCTGGTTGAAGAACTCTTTCAGTCAATGTCAAAGTAGATGTAGCAGTAAAGTCGCAAGTGCCATTCTTGACGATATCGTCAGTAGCCACTTTCTTCATTACCTCTTTGTACTTTACATTAGGCTTGATCGTGATCAACTCTTTTGAAAGAGTAGATCCGCTTAGTAAAGCAGCAGAGATATACTTCCCTGCAAACTCACCAGCATAAGTAGTAGTAATTGATGTAGTTGTTGCCATTTTTGTGTTTATTTATTAAATTTGCTCATATTGTTCAATACTCGATCCAGGGTAGTCTGAGTTCTTCTTTGAGCAAAAAGATTCATTTCTACTTCTGGCTTTGCTTCTGGGCTGTGAACCATAGGCTCAACCTCAGCCTCTACAGCAGCTAATTCCTCTTTAGGAACCTCGCTGTTATACTTTTCAGAACTAGCTTTTACTTCATCCATTAGGCTTTCCACCATAGCTTTAAGTTCAGCAAATTCTTCTTTAGAGACGTAAGAAGCTTCTGTAGATTCTTCCTCAGCTTCTACAGCTTGTTCTTCTTCTAGTTGATCACCTTCAGATAATACAACTTCCTCCCCTTGTGGGGTTTCGTCTACTTTCTCTACCGCCTCTTCAGCAGCGGAAAGCTCCTCTTGGGCCACTTCTTGATCCTCAATCTCTTGAGAACCGAGAAGAACCTCTTTTAGTTTTTCTACAATTTCTGTCGCTTTCATAGTTTAAAATATATTAATATTACCAAATTTAAATACTCTTGTTGTATTTTTAGCTTAAGTCCTCTATGACCCAGTAATAACCTTGGTCACTACCATTGTTTATTATCTCCTCGTGAGCAGGGTTATTTACCGCGCTACCCGATACGCTAGTAACTGCGCTGAATACCATTTTATAGCTTGTCCAGCTTGATGCATTACCTCCATAAGGACTTGCGGGAACCGTTCCTAAAGTATCCGGAGCAACATAACTGAATGTATTGTTTATTCCGCTGTCTGTTTCAAACTTAACTATTAGACTGTCAGAAGGACTATAGAATGAAACTCTTGTGTCCCTAAAAGCAAAAGTGCTTCCTGGAGTAGTTGTTTGGCCTCTTATTTCTGTTCCTAGTTGATTAGACAACGCTACAGCATTAAGCCTGCTAGTTTCAGGATCATTGCCATATATACTAAATGCATAGGTGTTAGAACTTGTATTTGCTATAGGTTCTACAGAAATGTAGTTTCCAGCCGCTGGAGTTATCTGACTAAAATAAAATGCAGGTTGTTGTGTTGCTACAACCGTACAAGACAAAGTTGCTCCAGCATTAGTATATCCAGAAGGTACTGTTATATTCACCGTCAGAGTCCTATTGGTCTCTGAGGTGACAGTACTAAAGCTAGAAGGTGATGTGCCACTTATTGTTCCTATATCTACAGTTGGTGTTACATAATTACCACTTGCATAAACACTAAATCCTGAGATGGTAATCTCACTACAATCAAGAACATTATAAGGAGGTTGAGTTGCTGTGGTCGTACAAGCTAATGTACTTCCCACATTAAAATAACCTGCTGGTACAGTAATATCTAGGTTTAGTGTCCTAACTGTGTCTGTAGACACGGTAGCATAAGATGCCGGACTACTTGATGAAATAGTTCCTATATCTAAAGTAGGCAATGTTATTGCTCCGTTTTCATCTACAGCAAATCCACTTATAGTTATGTCTGAACACGCTAAAGTAGGAGTCAACGGCTGCGTGGCCGTTGTGGTACAATTAAGTGTGGCTCCTGCGTTGAAGTACCCAGAAGGAACCGTAATATCTACGTTTAGAGTTCTTACAGTACTCACATTTACTATTGCAAATGAAGCTGGGCTTGTACTAGATATTGTGCCTATGTCCGCAGTAGGAAGCGTAACCGTTCCGTTTTGAGCTACTGCAAATCCAGATAAAGTTATATCGCTACAAGAAAGTGTAGGCGTAGCCGGTTGAGTGGCTGTGGTTGTACATTCTATTGTTTTTTCTGCATTGCTGTATCCACCAGGAACCAATATAGAAACCGTTAAAGTCCTTTCAGTTGAAGTATCAACAGCAGCAAAAGATGCTGGTGTTGTAGATGTTATAGTTCCTACATCTGTGGTAGGTAATGTGACTGTACCATCTGTTGCCACACTAAAACCACTTAAGGTTAAGTTTTGACAACCCAAAGAAGGAGCATATATGCTTCCAATCCCTTGGTTAATCAATTCGCCATCACAGCACTTCCTTGAGTATGTCCTGCCATCTTTACATAGACACGCTCTTCTTGATCCTCTAGGGCTTGAATAACTTCCTCTTTTGCTTCTCATTACTTGCTAGACTTCGGATGTTTCTTTGGTAATAAATCGTAATCTGTTGTGTACTTTGCATTCTCTGGTCTACCGTTTTTAATTAAGTATAAAAAGGCATTAGTGCGTGCAAAAGCCCACTGAGAAGCTGACTTAACATTAGGACTGTGACTTGTATTAAAAGCTCCCAAGCCACGCTGAAAAACAGAGGCAAGCATACCAACAGTGACACCATAACCCAGTTTTTCTTTATATTTCTTATTAAATTCATCTGCTTTGTTTTGAAGTGTTGCTCTGTCTTTTGCAGAGACTTTGGCTCCGGTTTTGCCCGAAGCATCGCCTTTAGCCGTACCCTTGCCCTTTGGGCTAGGGTTAGGCGTATCGGACTTAGGGGCTTTAGGGCTTTTTCTAACCCCTCCCTTTGGTCCAACCTCGGCCATATTGTGTTTCTCGCAAGGCATATACCAAGTATCGCCTTCGTAATCGTGGGTGTGATGTCCTTCACACCCTATATCTTTAGCTGCTTCTTCTGCCTCTTCTTGTGTAGAGTATGCAGCTCTTCCGTCTATAATTGTTGCAGAAGCTTCTATTGCGTTTAGTCCTTTGAGTTTAGAAGTAACCCAAGTTAGCATACTTTTGCCTCCCCATAGTAAATAAGAAATGGTTCCGCAAGCTTCTGAGTTGCCAGAGTCGTAATATGTTTCTGCTCTAGATAAATAACTGTAGATCCTCTTGAGAGTAGGTAATGTAAATTTAGTACTTCCCTTTGCGATTTGTTGTCCTCTAACTTTTCCCACCTGGGTAGCACAACGATTTCCAACTTTCTCATTTAGTTCTATACCTCTTTTAGCATTGTTGACAGCAGACTTTGGATATCCTCCATAAGATTCTAGATCTACCTCCTCAGAAAGCTCTGAGAGGGCTTCTAGCAATTCGTATTCTGCATTTAGTTCCTCAACGCATTCATCACAAAAAGACTCTGGTAAAGTGTCCTGAGGACCCTCATCAGCGTTATCTGCAAAGTAGCCTTCAATAGAGAATCCGTGGACCTCTCCATCTTTAACCTTTTTCCAGACATCATCATTATATACCTTCATAGAAACCATCCAGGTTCCTACCGGTACATCAAATCCATATTTCCTAGATTTATCTTTCTTCTCGTCCTCCACTAGCCAGCTTTCCACGACAGTCATCCCGTCAAGCTTTTCATTATGCTCTAATGTAGAATTTGATTGATAACCTCTCTTAAGGAAAAGCTCTGAAGCTTTTCTTACAGTGTCTACAGAGAAATAAATGTAGTAATCTCCGTCTTCTCCCCTTCTTAATATTTTCTTATTGGGGACCAAAGCTGCTCCCATCAGTATACGCTTTTCACCATCTACTTCAGCAAGCATAACTGGCTCTTTCTTGAGCGCAATGAAGTCTTCTTCTATAGCTGGGTTTTCTACTACCGAGATAGCTTCTATCCCACTAAATTCGTTTTCTTCGTCTATAATGAGTTCTATTACTTTCTCCATACTATTATAACTATTTATTTTGACTATTGTTTTATTATCCTATAGAGGCTTGTTGTATTCTTGCATTTTCTAATTGCTGTGCGTTTGTTATATCACTCTCCACAACATAAGCCCTTAAGGGTTCTTGTCTAGCAGTAGCGATACTTCTGCCTATCTGGTCTACATTGGATTGGCCTACTACATTGAATACTGGGGCTTGAGTTTGAGCAGCCCCTTGTCCACTAACTCCAGATGGGGTTGTTTGCCCACTCTCGTCTACAGATAGTATGTTTTTTACGTTAGCAAGACCAGTAGCGACTATCGCTGTCATAGCGGCAAATCTTTCGTAAGGTCTGGCTATAAAGTAAGGGTCTTTTAAAACTGCATTTCCAGCGGAATAAGCGTCTATAGTGGCAGTGGCAACAGCAAAAGCCTTGCCAGCGGCAGTTCTTTCACCAAACAATCCAGCTAAAGAATCTGTAGCAGAAGCAAAATGATCAAGCCTATCAGCATCAATTAAAGCTAATCTAAAATTGATTTCCTCCATACTTAACGTATGCTTCTTCGCTCCTATTTCAACCTTTTTAAACGCTTTTAATTGGTCTTCAGCTAGTAATTGAGCAGGAGTTTTCTCTTTCTCAAAATCCTTAGGATCTATTTTAAGTCCGAGTGCGCTTAAGGCCGAAGTTGGCTCAACGTCCTCTCTAATTCCTTTTATATCATCAATGAGCTTTTGTATTCCTTTTACTCTATCCTCTAGAATGGCAAAAGCCGCAGGATCTGTAGCTAAAGCTTGTGATTCTCTAAGAACCTTTATTTGTTCTTCATAGAACTCAATAGATCCCTCCACCAAATCACGGTTACCCTTAGACTTCTCTTCAATTTCAAATAGCAATTTTTGCAGGTCGTATTGTCTAGACAGCAAGGCCACTCTTGATTCAGCAAGTTCTTTTCTTCGCTGAGGAGTTATCCCACCATCTTCCTCTTGTTCTTTGAGGTCTTTTATATTCCTCCTAACCTCTAACAACTCCGCAAATCTAGCAGAAGTTTGTTTTAACGATTTGTTCGAGACGTTGTTTGTCTTTTCTAGTTTTTTTACAGCCTTGTCAAACTCTTTGTACTCCACCCTAAGAGCGGCTAATGATGCACTGCCTTCTTCTATTCCATCAATATTGGCGATCCTAAAGTCGTCTTTGAATCTAATTATTGTGTCTGTCAGTTTATCAAAACTCTTCTCTATCTCATCAGTCTCTTCTTTTACTTTCTTAGCTGGTGCGCTGAAAAAGTCTAATAGTGCAATGACAGCCTGAAACGCTAAAATAAACCCTAGTGGTCCTTTTAATTGCGCTCCTAACATTTTAAAAGCGGTAGTCACTCTATTAATTCCAATAACACTCTTGTCTACTTTTCCTACAAAAGTGATGAATAGAGTTGAAAGCTGAGACAAGTTGTTTGCTATACCCCTAATTCCATAAGGTAAATCTGATATAGTACGACCAAATTCAGTAAGCGTTGCTCCCGCTAAACCAGCGTTGGTTATAGTTGTGTCTAGGCCATCGTTTGCTTTTGCTGATTCAGTTTGCTGTCTTTTATATTCAGCAGTCACCTTCTTCATTGCAGTCTCAAGCTTGACAAAGGACTTTGTTACGCCATCTACCTTTACTTTGCCCTGGTCATTAAGCTCAAAAGTAAATTGTATTCTATTGTCGGCCATATTTTCTACGTTTAACTGTTTCTCTCATTTCTTTAAATGTTTCTGGAGCCTTATGACTTCCCTTTGCAAATTGAATTAATTCGTTTGCATCATAATAGTCCATAAGCTGTAACCCCTCTATAACTTGCTTTATCATAATTTACTCTGTTATTGACTGACTTAGGTCTGCTGTTATTACTGTATCGTCCACTGTTAAACCATCAAATGAAACATTGTAAGACAAGTCTTTTTTGTTGTCTATAAATAACTCTTCTTTAGTTTTATCTAGTAATTCAAACTGTGTTTTGTTTAACAACTCAAAACTGGTCTTCCCACTAAGAAGATCAGTAGTCATTTTATTTATTGTATATTCTGTTCCGAATATTACTATCGTATCATTTAGAGCAATCTCTCTTATTTTTTGCTCTGTCAGAACAGCATTCATTTTATACAATCGCCTTCTTGGATCAAAAACGTTTATTATGTAGTTTTTATAATAAGATTCAAATAATGTCTGAGGAAAAGTCAATCCAGTATACTCGTTTAACTCTGCAAAAAAGTTTATATTCGGAGTTGGGTCTGTGTCTGACTGTAACGAAATATAAGTAGGAGTTAATGCGACACTATTTGAAGGAACATAATAGCTCGTTAAAGTAGATGACGTAGCTCCAGTCACAACCTCAATAGAATTTAATCCGGACTGTCTAATTGGGTAAAACAATAATGGTTTACCAACAATGCTGTTTTGATTGTTATCCACACTATACCCCCACTGAATAGAGGTTTTGTTTGCTATGTTTGTGTGATCATCCCTATTCCACAGCCTTTCATATTTCTGATGTTCGAAAGGCACTTCAATTTCATACTTTTTCCCTATATTAAGGAGGTTACTTCCGTCAGTAGTGCTATCTGGCCACAATTCTGTTGCCCAAGACTTTCCTGCAATTTGTTCGTGCTGGTCTGCAATTATTGTTTCTAAACCCTCGTATTTGAACTCTACCTCAGAAAAAGGGAGAGCTGATTCTACTGTAGACTCTGTAGTATCTATATACCTTGTTATCTCTCTTTTACTTCCTTGCCTATAAAATGTGTCTAATGGAATTATTTTCATTTGACCTGAGTCACCCTCAGTGACGGTCAAATTAAACATCTTGAATAAACCAGCTAAAAAGTCTATTATTTTAGTCTTATTAGGCATAAGTGTTGTTGTACTAAATTCAAAAGACGAATCCACTGTAATCGTACCTGTATAGCTAACAACTCTAGTTGCTCCAAAAAAACCAAACAAACTAACGTCTGCGGGTATATTTTTCTTTAGTTTAAAGCCAAAATTAAAGGTCCCGGAAGAAGCTGTTTCTATATGATATGTATATCTTCCGTTGGGCAAATCTCCTCCAGGCCCCCCAGGGGAATCGTAAGCCATCATATTTAAGGGGTGAGAATCACCCTCTAAATCATCATACCTTATATATTCCTGTCCATCCTTTTTGAGGATAAAATTATATATAACAGAAGCTGATGGTGCTGTTATCCTTGCGTCAATATAAAATTGAACATCATCATTAGCTCCGTCTTGTATCTCTTGATATTTTGTAGAATTTGGGGCGGGTATGTAACCAGGCGTAGACTCCTTCATTCCAGAATGATTACTACCAGAAGGAGTACTAAAACTGGTTATTTGCGTTTGAGGCAAGTCAGCGGTTATCTGCCCTTTTTCCCTATTTAGCCACATAAATAACTCAGCATAAGCTGGGTTTTTGAATAGTGTGTAAGTGTTAAACCCATATTGTTTAGTTTCTGTACCTAAAGTGAAGAAGTCATCACTGAATGATATATTAGAGTACTCTTCTTCTATAGCCTTAATAATAGTGTGAATCCTTAGGGCAGGCTTTACATCCCTATAGTCTAATCCTTTTTGGTTTCCGTGTGGGTATAAATTATAGTCTTTTGTATTGTCTACAGAATCGTATACTAATTTTTCTGTTGATGTTATAAGAGGAAATAATAATCCATCATCGATAGTTGTGGAGCCAATAGTGACATCCGCAGCATCATTCATCAGATTTACGACATTGCTTGAAGTGTAAGCTATCTTTATGTTCTCAAGGGGAGATAAAGTATCTAATGTTTTATCGCCTAATGTTTCAGCAAGTTTGACTGTGTCACCGAAGAAGGTTAAGCTATATGAGTATGGCTTATTACCTTTCATATTAGCCGACATAAGTTGTATCCGACCCTTCTTGAATAGATTGTAATTTAAGTGTAATTGAGCATTAACTCTTTTCCTTATGTCAAAATACCCTTCTCCAGCTATATTAGCATTATAAAAGTGCTTAAATATCTGGTTATTCTTTTTACTAGCAGGAACAGTAAAAGTCTTAGAGAACTCCGTAAACACTTTAGATATATCTCTGATGTCCTGCTTAGCCTGAACCAACTCTATGCCCTCAAAGTCGAAGAACTCGACTTGTTCATAGCTAGAGGCTTCAGTAATGTATAATTGAGCTGAGATCATTATCTAACAGAATTTATCGTTTCAGAGGCAAAGTCAAATTGAACGGTGTAATTAATTGTTTTGTTGTTTACGCTAGTAGCATACTGTAATTGTTTTGTTGTGGGAATGGCCGCCAATACATTACCTTCGTAGGTAATCCAAGTATCTTCAGACAGCAGCAATTCCTCTATCGTTTGATTAAAGTCTTCATTAACAAATCCGGTGTTAAGGACAAGTCTAGTCATACCCTTGACATCATATCTTTGCACTTGAGATTCCTTAGTATCATAAGAAGCAGAAGAACTTATAATGTTCTTCTGAAACCTAGCATCCGTCACTTCTAGACCTTCTGTAGACTTCTTGAAGAAATACATAGTCTGTATTACTCCATATCTATTTATAAATTGGCACTTAATTGGAGTGAACTTAGGCTCACAAACCGGTATTAGGTTTATGCTTTTCAATAGTGTAGTTTGGCCATTATTATATACGTTTATAGTATATGGCGAATTGTTAGTGTTTGGAGCAAAAGTGACATACTTAACAGCACTTGCAGCAGTATTGTCAAAATCTGCTGCTAGGTCCACTGTAGTAGGCGTACCATTTACAGTATATAAAATTTCTATGTCATCCTCTGTAAAGAAAGGGATATCTATAGATGTCCCTTCTGGAGTGTAAACATAGTTGGATGATACAAGCGCGTGTCTACTAAGTTCAGGTTGTACCCCATCTTTAAAATATCCGTACCCATCAAATGCTAAAAAGTATTCTGTTGCCATATTTTATGTTATTGTAGATTCTACTTGAATCCATTTTATGTAACTTTTGTTACTGCTAAAAGGTGTTGCTATTGTTTTATCTAAATGCTCTCTTACTATGTCAGATATTTCAAATATTACATAATCATCTCCAGGAAGAGGCTCTTTCTCTATTGTGGTTATCTTAGTTCCTTTGTCTGTATTCTTTGTTCCAGAGTATACATATATATCTATCGAAGTTTTAACCATACTAGATTGAGTATACTTAAGGTAAAAAGGACTTCGTACGTTTGCTTTTACTTCTGGCATATTATGATGATGGTTGATCTGCGGTTACTACACACAATGCGTTTTCTTGACCTGAGTTAAAATTACCACTAGGAATTGCTATGTTTACTCTAGCAGTCCTTGTAACAGCACTACCAGTAGTATTCGGATTATAACTTGCTAAAGATGTTCCAGTCATAGGGTTGTCTAGGTCTTCGAAATTAACTGACCTTATCGTTAGAGTCCCCGATGATGATGTTGGGTATGTTATTGTACCATCTTGCGCCACTGCAAATCCAGTTATGTCTGTACAGTCAGGAATGAAATCTTGCGTTATGGTGTCTTCTATTTGAACCCACTTAACATAATCTATATTGCTGTTTAATGGCGTTGTAACATTAGGCTTTAAATAATCCCTAATAATCTCTGCCAAGTCAACTATAACATAATCATTCCCGCTTTCTGGATATCTCCTTATTTTATACTTTATTGTCCCTTTATCTGTTGTCTTCGTTCCTGAGTACACATATATAGCAAGATCAACAAATTCTACGTTTGTTCCGGAATACTTCCTAAAGAAGGGGCTTCTTACGTTTATCTTAGTTGACATTCTTGCTTATTGATTTTTTAAGATGCTCTTCTACGTCTTTTATATATGCCGCTGATGAATCTGTAATTAATGCATTCAGCACCCTAAGGGCGGCTTTGTATGATATGTTTTCTCCTTCAAAACCATCTCTTCCTATTGCCCTAGCAATTGTTTTCGCAGACTCAATAGTTTTCTTCCCACGAAAACTACTTTTACTATCCATCCATTTTTTTATACTTATATAACTTGGAGCCCTTAATCCAGGTTTCCTGCCGCTATGTAAAGTGGCAAAAACTTTATTACCTCCTATGGCAATGCCAATTGATTGCGGACCCTCGAATACACTAAAAGATACACTTCTTGCTGTTTTACCAGTAACCGTTCTATCGGTTTCTATCATATATTCTGCTATAGCCTCTTTTATTTTTGGGCCATATTTCTGCATTACCACTCTGAGGTTATTTCTATTCACAGGTACTGAAGTTATCGTTAGGCATTTGTACAGATAGCGTTATTCCCCATCCAGCTAATTCATTCTCAAAACGATCCTGGAACGGTTCAGCAGTGACTTCTCCAGTTATCTGGAGGTCACTGTTCTCTAATAGTGTACCTCTTCTTAAATGGCTCTGTAAGTCGTTTACAACAGCAAGCTGAGTGTTTAATATATCTTGCAAGTTATCATTGCCATAAAATGAATCGTAAGTATTCTCGTTCTTATTCTTGTCGACAATATCCATAGACAATACACTAATGTCTGCTGTCATAACGTAGTCACTAAAGACTATGTTACCTATACTTATATGTGATAACGGAAATATAGTTGTCTTAGTTAAGTCAACCTCCATTATATCACCAAAGGTTACCGTATTGGTAATATTGTTAGCTCTTAGCCTGTCTTTAATCTTGTCTAGTAAGTCGTATACTTCTTTCATCTTATTTTATTCATAGCCGCAGCTTCTAATTGGTTCTTCTCTTTCTCAAATTCAAGCCAGCTTAAGGCTTGCGTGACTTTAAGTTTTGTAACTTCTTCAAACCTGAGGAGGTCTCCCTGAGCGATTGCATAAATTGATTGATACCAACCCCATTTTCTGCCAAAGTTTGCTTCAGCTCCGAGTCCTCCTTCTGAGCCTCCCTCTGTAAATAGCCCATCAAATAAACCGACAGTTCTTTCCCTAAACGATAAAAAAAAACCACAGCCCCTAATGCTATATCAATAGGCATATCTTTCATTGCCTCTGAGTACTTATCTGAGCTTTCGTAGTCTTCTATAAGATACATTCCCTTCTTCTCGAAAGTAACCGGTCTGTATAATACAGCCATAGCTTTATGCATATCACTCCAGTCAGCCATATAAGTATCTAAGTCAACAAACTCTCCTAAAGAGATGCTGTCGAGCTTGGGTATAAACCCAAACTCTACTTCCGTGCCATTTGGGTCCTTTAATGAGAACCTACTTATCATAGGAGTATCTCCTTTAAACAACTCATTGAGGTGTGTAATTACAAAGTTGAAGTCAGTAAGCTTCATATTGTAGGCTTCCTTGAGAGTCAGCCCACAAAAGACCTCTAGCATCTTAAGATTAAGAAACTCTGGGTCCTGCGCATCCTTATTATCCTCAGATAACTTATAGAACCTTTGGTATTCCTTGAGCGTTATTCCTCTTAGCGACTTGGGGATGTCTATCTTTAACTGCTTCATACTAATATAACCAATATTTGGTGTCGGTGTATCACAAGCAGACCAAAACAAAAGATGGAAAAATTAGTTATATTAATATAGAATTGGAATTTTGGGAGTCACAAACGAACAAAAATGAAAATTCGATATCCTTACTGGGTATTAATAAAGAGGCTTAGGGTAACTATACTCTTATCTGAAAGTCTGTTCCTCCAAGCATAGTTTTCTAAATGGGTTGATTTTATTAAACCTGATATACTATACCCGTCCGATCTCGTTTTACGTTGATTTTATTAAACTTGATATACTATAACCGATCAAGCCCGTTTTACGTTCCTTTCCTTAGCGGGCCGCAAATCTCCGGCTAGGGGTAGGGTCC